GGAAATTCTTTATATGACAGTTGTGGTTCAATAGGAGGTAGATAGAGAATGGCAGATATGATAACAATGAATGCTAAAGATGCTGTATCAGGTAGCTTAGGAGAATGCTATGTTACATTAGAAGGTAAAAGATACAATTTAATGACAGCAATTAAATTTGAGGCAAGTTATGAAAAAACAAAAACTGAAGTACCTATTTTAGGTAAAGTAAGTAAAGGAAATAAGTCTGTTGGTGGTAAAGGTAGTGGAACTATGACAGTTCACTATAATGCTCCAATTTTTAGAGAACTATTAGAAAAGTATCAAAATACTGGAGAGGATATTTTCTTTGAAATAGAAGTTTCTAATGAAGATCCTACTTCAAAAGCTGGTAGACAAACTATCCTTTACCAAGGTTGCAATACTGATGGTGGAATCTTATCTAAATTTGATGCTGGTGCAGAATATTTAGATGAAGAAATAAAGTTTACTTTTGAGAAATTTATAATTAAGAATCCATTTAATATTTTAGATGGAATGATATAAGGAGTGAATAAATATGACAAATATGGAAGTATTCTTAAAACAAAATGCAGTACAAAAAGAAAATAAAAAAGTAGCAGTTTCTGAAAGATTTAAAGATGAAGATGGAAAAGTTGTGGAATGGGAAATAAGACCTTTAACAGCACAGGAAGACCAAATATTAAGAGAAGCTAATACTGAAATTAAAGAATTAAAAGGAAAAAAAGGACAATTATTTCCTCAGCTAGATTCTAATAAGTATTCTTCTATGCTAATTGCTGCTTGTGTTGTCTTTCCAGATTTACAAAATCAAGAATTACAGGACAGCTATGGAGTAAAAAACAAGCCTGACTTATTGACAGCTATGTTACTTCCAGGAGAGTTTCAAGACTTATTTGCAGAAGTTCAAAAAATCAATGGATTTAAAACACTTGAAGATTTAACTGAAGAAGCAAAAAACTAATAAATGGGGGCGATAGTGAGGCTAATATCCTTTACTATTGCCTCCACAAGTTCCATATGTTGCCTAGTGAATTTTTGAGTCTACCAAAAGAGGAACAAGCATTCATAATGGCAAGTATTCAGATAAGAATTCAATCTGAATAAAAAGCTAGTAAGAAATAATGGAGGTGGATTAATGTCAACGATACAAGGTTCTATAATGCTTATGGATGCAATGTCCACTCCTTTAAATAATATCGTTGGTGCTATAAATACAACTATTACTGCTTTACAAAATGTTAATAATACAGATGTTAGTATTGATACCAGTAGATTAGCTAATGCTCAAACTATGATAGTACAAGCTGGGGCACAATTAAATGAAATAGAAAGAAATATTCAAAGAAGAATACAAGATAATGTTGTTGAGCAAAATAAATTTAATACTGCTTTAAGTAAAGGAGTGGATAAAGCTAATTCTTTATATGGCAAAATAAAAAGTTTTATAGGTCTTTATGCAGGAATACAGACTTTAAGAATGGGATTAGATGTTTCAGATAATTTATCACAAACTATGGCTAGATTAGACTTAATGAATGATGGAAAGCAAACAACAGACCAGTTACAACAAGCTATATTCCAATCTGCTAAAAATTCAAGAGCAGGTTTCTTAGATACAGCAAGTGTAGTTTCTAAGTTAGGTTTATTAGCACCTCAAGCATTTAATAGTAATATGGAGACTGTAAAATTCTCTGAATTAATGGCTAAATCTTTTAAGGTTGGAGGGGCAACAACTTCCGAGCAAACATCGGGAATGTATCAATTAACTCAAGCTATGGCTTCTGGGAAATTACAAGGGGATGAATTTAGAAGTATTATGGAAAATGCTCCTTTGTTAGCTCAAGCAATAAGTAAATATACTGGAAAGTCTATGGGGGATTTAAAAGATATGAGTAAAGATGGATTAATTACATCTGATGTAATAAAGAATGCTGTATTTGCAATGTCAGATGAAATTAATACTAAATTTAATTCAATTCCAATGACATTTGGTGATGTAGTTAATAAAATTAAAAGTAATGCTGTTAATTCTTTTACAGGAATTAGTTCGACTATGAGTAATATTTTTAATAGTCAAAGATTTCAAGGGTTTATTGATGGAGTATCATCAGTAATAGATAAAACCTTTACAATGATAAATTGGCTTATAAAGGGTATATCTATTGTTGGAACTGTCCTCTATGAGATATGGGGGCCTATTCAACCAATTTTAGTTACAGTTTTAACCTTATTAACTGCATATAAAGTTGCTATGGGATTTATAGCAGTAAAAACAGCTATTGCTTCTGGGATAACAGCTATTTACAATGCGGCTCTATTGGCTAAACAAGTTATGCTTGGTGCAGTTGATGTAGCATTAGCTAAAACTACTGCCGCCCAATGGGGATTAAATATTGCTGTTCTGGCTTGTCCAATTACTTGGATATTAACAGGAATTGCTTTGGTTATAGCTGCTATATATTCTATAACAGCAGTAATTAATACTATAACAGGAAAAACTTACTCTGCAACTGGATTTATAGCTGGTTGTTTTTTTGTAATGGGAGCACATATATACAATATTTTTGCTGGATTAATTAATGCCTCTCTTTATTTATTTGCAAGTATAGCTAATGTTGGAATTAGTATAGCTGAATTTTTTGCAAATGTATTTAAGCATCCAATTAAAGCTGTGGCACATTTATTTTTAGGCTTTATTAATTTCTTAATAGATAAAGTTAAATGGTTAGGTTCTATAATAGATACTATTTGTGGTACAGATACAGTAAGCAAATTAGAAAATGTTCAAACTTCTATTGGAGATTGGGTAAATGAAAAAGTTGGTGGAAATGACATTACCCTTTCAAGAGTAGATGTCCAAAAGTATCTACTTGAAAGAAAAGATTATGGACAAGCATTTAATAATGGATATAACTTATTTGGTGGACAAGTAGGGCAAGCTGTTGATAAACCATTTCAAGACAATACTAATGATTTATCTATGGCTGAATCTAATAATCTTTTAAAGAATATAGATAAAAACACTAAAAAAACTGGTGATATGTTAGATTTATCACATGACGAAATTAGTTATTTAAGAGATTTAGCTGAAAGAGAAGCTATTAATAGATTTACAACAGCAGAAGTTAAAGTTGATGTTGGTGGAATAACTCAGCATGTTTCTAGTGCACTGGATTTAGATGATATTGTAGATTATATGACCAATAGAATGGAAGAAAGCATAGCAATAGCAGCGGAGGGAAGTTATGAATAATTTTATGATAGATAAAGGATATATTTTTTATTTAGATGGAATATTAGTTCCTATCACTCCTTCTTCCATTACAACTAAAATTAATAATAAGAATAAGGTTGTAACACTTATTAATGATGGAGATTTTAATATTCTAAAAGAAGAAGGTTTGAAAGAATTCACATTTGATATGTGTTTACCTGCTTATAAGTACCCTTTTGCAAGAGGGGTACTTTTACCTATCAATTATTATCTAAATATGCTAAGTTTCTTAAAAAATTCAAAGAAACCTTTTAGATTTATAGTAATTAGAGAGGGAGCAATTGGAAGTTCAGGATACAATACAACAATGTTAGTATCACTTGAAAATTATGAGATAAAAGAGGATGCTGGAAATGGTAGAGATGTTGTTGTATCAATAACTTTAAAGGAATACAAAAATGTTAAAAGTACTCTTTTTAAATATGTAAATTTAGGAGCAAAAGGACTTGGAGGATCTCTATCCATAGCTACTTTCATATCTACTAAAACAAGAGATAGTTCATCAAAAAAATCTCAAAGAACTTACAAAGTTAAAGAGGGAGATACTCTTTATTTAATTGCTAAAAAAGAACTAGGTAATGCTGATAAATGTAATTTTTTAAAAGAATTAAATAAATTAAGCTCCATACATGATATTAAACCTGGGCAGGTGATAAGACTTGAATAGAGATTTAGATTTAATAATAAAAACTCAAAAAGGTCCAGTTGCACCTGCCATTCTTGATGGCGCTTGTTGGGATACAGAAAGAAAAGGAACTCCTGGAAAATTTACTTTTAAATGTATTTTTGATGAACTAAATCAATTTGAAGAAGGAGATTTAGTAACAGTAAGATATAAGAATGAAGAAGTTTTTTATGGATTTGTTTTTACTATTTCAAGAGATAGAGACAAAATTTTATCAGTAACTGCTTATGACCAGTTAAGATATTTAAAAAATAAGGATATATTTTATTATAAGAATAGAAAAGCATCCGATGTTTTAAAAATGATATGCAATAAATTTAGATTAAGTTATGGAGAAATAGAAGATACTCAATATGTTATTGGTGAAAGATTGGAAGATAATGTTGCTTTATTTGATGTTATTTTAACTGCTCTAAATTTAACCTTACAAAACACAGAAAGATTATATGTTATTTATAATAATTTCGGGAAAATAACTTTAAAAGATGTTGAAAATCTAAAATTGAATGAAGGTATATTTATAGATGAAACTATATCAGAAAATTTTTCATATAGTTCATCTATAGATAAAACATATAATAAGATAAAATTGACTAGAGAAAATAAAGAAAAGGGATTAAGAGAAATATTTTTATCTCCTAACACAGAAGCAGAAATAAAAAATCATACTTATGAGAAATGGGGAATTTTACAATACTATGATAGAGTAGATGAAAAAGAAAATCCACAGGTAAAAGCTGATTCACTCTTAAAACTTTATAATAGAAAGTTTAAAAGTTTATCTATTAAAAATGTCTTTGGTAATGTAAAAGTTAGAGCTGGAGTAAGTATAGTTGTAAAATTAGATTTAGGAGACATTAAGGTTAGTAATTATATGCTTGTTGAAAGTGTAAAGCATACTTTTAATAAGGATGAACATTTTATGGATTTAAAATTGAGAGGAGCTGATATTGAATGGTAGAAGCAATTAAAAAAATAGTTTCTAATATGTTAGAAAATTCAAAACTATCTAAACTAGAATTTGGTACAGTTGAAAGTGTTGACCCTCTTAAGATAAGAATAGACCAGAAAAAAGTTATAAATGATAGCCAATTAATGTTATCTCATTTGGTAAGAGATTATTATGTGGATATTACAGTTCAACATAGTACTGATAGTATTTATGGAGCTTGGGATACAACTCATGATCACCCTGATGCGGGGAGTAATGTTATTCCAATAGACCATGAACATGAGTATAAAGGTCGTAAAAAAATCATGATGCACTATTCACTGAAAAAAGGAGAAAAGGTTGTATTAATAAGACAAACTGGAGGACAACTCTATTATATTTTAGATAGAATAGATGATCCTATTGTTGAAGGAGAGTGGATATAAAAAACTTTTTCTTTTTTAAAAATTTCTCTTGACTTTTTGTCGTCAACAATTTATAATATTGTTGTCGTCAGAAAGGAGTGTGAGAAATGGATGACAAAAAAAAGATAGGAAGACCTAAATCTTTAAAACCAAAATCTATAAAATTGACAGTTAGAGTTGATGAAGAAACTAATAAGATTTTAGAAGATTATTGCAATAGGAAAAATAAAACTATTGTAGAAGGTGTAAGAGATGGAATAAACTATTTAAAAGAAAAATAAAAGAGTGATATTCAGTCCCTGAGAAAGATTTGAAATATCACTCACCACCAAAGTATTGGTATGTAAATATTATACACTGCATACCTCTATTTTGGCAACTAAAAAATTAAAATGGAGGTATTTTTTTATGTATGCAAATATGGAAAAGGTAATCAAAGAAAGTAGAAAACACTTAACAACTCATTATGATATGACATTTGACCAATTAAATGATATTAGAGATAATTCAAAAGGAATTTTTGAGATGATACATAAAGCATTTATGTTTGGATTTGGTCAAGGTATAAAATGTCAAAAGAAAAGAGGTAAGGTGAATAAAAATGGCAAATAAATTAGTAAAAATAAATAATGTAGAACTTGGTATAAAAGAATATAAAAAAGAAAGAGTTGTAACTGCTTGGGATATTGGAAAAGTTCATAATAGAGAAGTTAAAAGAATTAATGAACAATTTAATAGAAATAGAGATAAGATGATTGAAGGAGAAGATTTTTATGTAATTAAAAGAAATGAAATTCCAAAGTCGCTTTCAGCGACCTTAAAAGATTTATGGGCATTTGCTCCAGCAATGAAAGAAATGATTTTATTTACAGAAAGTGGTTATTTAATGCTAAACAAAGCATTTGATGATGATTTATCTTGGCAAATACAAAGACAATTAGTTAAGGGATATTTCAAACTTAAAGAACTTAAATCAAGTGTAGACAAAGATAAAAGACTTGAAATAATGGAAAAAAATGCAAATGTAAGAATGGCTAAAATGTTGAAATCTTTAATACCATTCTCAAAAAGTGAAAGATATAAGGAAATATTGGTATCAGAAGCAACAAAAGTTTTAACAGGCAGAGAACTAATCCCACCACCAGAAGTGGAAGCTAAAACTATAACTGCCACTCAAATAGCAGAGATATTAGGAGTATCTGTTCAAAAGATAGGAATAATTTCTAATAAATATAACTTAAAAACAGAACAAAATGGATATTGGGTTCATGAAAAAGCAAAGTATTGTAATAAAGAAATACCTAATT